AAAGCAGCGGTTCTACCCCTGCCCGCATCTGTTCCTCACGCTGCCATGCGTATTCCTGCATCTTCGGGTCGGCTTTCTGCCAAACCTCGTGGTAATCCTTCTTCCACGACGCGGGAGGACGACGCCATACCGGCGGTTCTGCCTCCGTCTCCGGTGGCTCAACTTGAGTCGCCCGTGGCGCAAAGCGGCCTTGCGAATCACGCCCATCAACCGGCTCGCCCTTTTCGGCTGCCTCTAACCCTTGCTCCAGCATCGCACGACGGTCTGTAACCTCTGCCTGTGGGGCTTCGTCTCGTTCTACTTGCTCGTCCATTAGCCTCTCCTGTGGGGATTGGTGAAATTAGCGTGCTGGCGCAGGTCGCGCAGTATGCGATCCGCTTGCTCATTGGTCAGGCGTGTGTTGACCATATGTTTGATGCGCTCCAACCGGGTGTCTACCGGCGTTTCGCGCCTTCCGTGCTTGCTTGGATCTTCGTTGCCAACCTCAATGCAGTTGTTTGCCTTGAGGTGGCGTCGGTGTTCCGAGCGGGAGGTAACCATCTTGCCGTCGATCATGCTTTTGTACGGCACGATGTCAGGCATAACGTAGTGATAACGCCCCTTAGCGTCTTTTTTACGCTCTACAAACTCGCCGTCAACGTATACGTAGGTGCGTTTCATTGCTCAAACGGCGGCGTTGGCATCGTCTTGCCCATCTGGGCAATGACCAGTTTGGTTTGTGCGTCAAGGTCAGCGCGGTAACGGTCAGCAGCCTGCTTTTGTTGCAGTTCGGCAGCCTTGAGGCGTGCCTCAAAGTCCATTTTCTGCTGTTCCATCGCCATCTTGGCTTGGTTACGCATCTGCTCCATCTGCATCTCATGCTGCATCTTGGCTTGCGTGAGCGCAGATTCCATCTGCATCTTGCTTTGCTCCAACTGGCCCTTTTGCTGCATCTCGGCTTGCTTGCCTTGCTGCTCAGGGTTCTGTTGTTGCATGGCCGCCTGCTGCAATTGCTGCAACGTGGCGTCAATCTGACCCTCAATCGGACGGGCCGCCTTGAACGCCTGCATACCAAAGCGCAGCAGTTCCATCATCATTGGCACCATCTGCGGGCTGGCCTGACCAACCGGCAGGGCTTGGGCGAGGAAGCCACCAAAAGCCTGCAAGAACTGCATACGGTCTTGCTTGTTCTGGTTTTCGTCCAGCATCACAAGGCTGTCGGCAGCAATGTCCACGCGGAAGTTCCGCAGCGGCTTGTCCTTCAGCAATTCCAACGCCTGCGGGATCAACTGCTGATCGGCTGGCGTCATCTGCTGCGCGGCAGCGTAGGCAAGGATAGTTTGCGGCTGGTAATGCATACACATTACCTGCGCCTTCAAGCGGATCAGTTCCGACGCAAAGAGGGCAACGTCTTCTTGCATAGAACGCAGTCTTAATCCTGCGTACTGTCCTTTGATTTGCTGCGCGGTCGCGGTTTCGCTGGCGAACGAGGTGCCACGGATAATGTCCGAGATACCCGTGATTTCGTAGATTTGGGACTTGATGTCTTCCCGGGCGCGGTAGCACTGGATGAGGGCGTTGGCGAGGGTGTCGAGCGGAAGAAGGTCAATGCTGCCTTTAAGGCCGCCCTTCTCGCTAAAAGCCATCCACTTATCAACTGGAATAAGCGCATTGTTGTCGCCCTCGGTCATCAGTCGTTGCAGCGCCGGTTGACTGCTGTCGTATACGCCACGCACGCGCAGCGCCTTCACCAACCCGTCAATGCGGTCGGACAAGATGTCCAACTCCATCGCCTGATCTTGGTACAGCAGGAAGTCCGGCACCGGCACAAGCGTGTCGCTGGTCGTCGTCGCGTAAAGCGGCTTCGGGCAGGGGAAGAATCCCTCGACGCCGAGCGGGTCATCGCGGACGTCGATCATCTGCGGCATACCCTTGCAGAACCAGTAGACTTTTTGGGTTTCCTTGTCCCACAGTTCACAAATCTTCGCACGGTTGTACGTGCGCTTGGCCTCGTTATAGGCGTTCAGCGGCTCTGGGCCTTGGTCAAGGGGTATCTTGCGGGCCATTTCGTCGCCAAAGCGTTCTGCGAGCGCCTCACGGTTCATGTACACCCAGCGCCACACGCAGGTGACTTCTTCCCATGTGCGGGCCTGTGAGTGTCCAAAGTCGCGCCAATGGATGTAATCCACCGGAGCGCACTCGTATTCGATCTGCTCAAGGTTTGGCGGCGCACCTTCACCCTGTTCAATGGCCGAGGTGATGGACACGCCATCATCCTCAATGCCAATGGGGGCAACGTGCGGCTCGTACCGCACCCACGCCGTACCGCGACCGCCGAGGAACCGATCCTCAACGTCGTACTTCATCGTTGAGCGGAAGTCGGGGTAATGCTCAATCTCAAAGTCGATGGCGCGTTCCAGCAACTGCGAGGCTACGCGGCCCACGGGGTCGTTATCGCCAAAGCGGCGGCTGATGTCAGCCTTTGGGAGTTTGGCGTAAACGGCAGGGGTTAGCGTCTGTACGTTTGACCACAGAATGTTGAAACGGGCGGCTTCGTTGCCACCCTGCCCACGGCTGTCATCCCGGTACCGCTTAACGATCTTCTTGGTACGCGCCTGCCACTTGGCAAACTCGTTGTCATACTGACCGATAATTCGGAGGTACTTTTCCAGTTCCGGTTGCAGTATGCCTTCCATGATTAGGCCGTGAAGAATCCGACAGCCATGACGGCAAGCCCTGCGCCGGTCGTGATCTTCCACGGGCCGGTAGCCGCAGCGGCGTTGATCTCAAGGCTGTAGACGCCCACCGGGGTGTTGGCAGCCATCGTTAGGACGGTCGTGCTGCCGTCAATGACGCTTAACGTGCTGGTGCCAGTCGTCGTGACCGTCACCACAATGCGGTGGAGGTAGTCGCCTACGGCACCTGTGCCACCGAGTACCTGTGCGGTCTGCGAGGCGGCGACTGTTTCGTAGGGGTAACGATTGGGGCTGACAATGCTCATATCCTTGCTCTCCTGCTAACGGTACGGTCGTGAACCGACCACATATCGTTCAACGTGACTGTGTTCTCCGGCCCCACCATCAGCGGTTTGACCTCTGGCGCTGGGGGCTTGTCAGCGACTTCAGACCATGATACCGCAACCATACGGAAGGCGTCACTAGGGTGTGATGTCCAGTCGTGGCGCGGTGACTGACGATAGGCTTTCTTGTCTTCGTCGTATTCGCGTTGGTACTGCCGCAGCGCCTCAATGCCATCGCTGCACTTGGTTGCGTCAAACCACACTCGGGGCAGCATCATGCGTACCGCTTGGATGCCCGACTGCACGCCAATGTCGGGGACAACGGTCAGTTTGCCAATGTCGAGTTGTGCGGCTAGTTGCTCAATGATGCTCTTGCCGGTCTGTAGGCTCTTAGCCCGAGCATCGTGCGGTAGGTAGTGCTTGGCGTAGCGGTAGGGCTTCTTGGTCACGACGTCCGCAATGGTATGGATGTCCTCGCCCGATACGGCATAGAAGTCGATCACGCGGATTTCGCCACGAGTGACTTGGTAGAACCATATTGCCGTGTCGTCTCTCCACCCCAAGTCCCATGCGGTGTATACGGGCATACCGGGGTCATACGGCACGTTGGTGATGCGCCCTTGATCGTTAGCCTCACGCATCTCCTTGCCGTAAAAAGCGCCGAGAATCGCAGCCTCAAAACTGCACTCGTACTCCTGTAGGTACTGATCCTCGGCTAACTGCGCCCGTGCTGCGGCTAATTCGCCAGCGGGCAACAACCCCGACGATGAAGCGGGGAGGCGCAACAGGAACCATTCGTCTGGTAGGCGTTGTGCGGTGTCGTAGATTTCCCAGAACTGGTTTTTCCCTTTGGGTGTACCCCCAAACACGCACCATCCTTGTTTGTCCGATAGGGACGCTCTCAATACGTTACCGAATACGCTGGGCTTAAAGTCGCCGTATTCGTCGAGGTACAGCCCCGAGAATCCAAGGCCGCGCATGGCGTCGGCGTTATCAGCACCAAACAGGCGTATCTGACTACCGTTGATGAGGGTGATGGTCAGTTCTTGTTCGTTGATGCTTTGAATGATCGGGTGTGCGCCGTCCTTGAAGTATTGCCATGCCACAGCCTTTGCTTGACTGCGATAGGGGGCAACGTAGCCGAATAGTCCGTAGGGCTGCTGGTACATCGCAGCAGCGCGGATCATGTCGTTGACGGCGGCAACGGTCTTACCTGCGCGGCGGTGTGCGACAAGGCAAGCCCAGCGTTTAGTGCGCTCATGGAACGGCATGAACGCCTTGCGTGGGCGGTAAGGCAGGATTATTCGGGAGCCATCCATCCGATCTGTACCTTGACCGGGCCGTTGTCCTTGCCTGTGATCTCTTGGCGGGCGAGTTTGGGAACGTGGTATTCCAGCAGGGTGCTGAAACACTCAAAGGCAGCCTGTGGCCCCTTCTCCTCTGCGATCTGATCTAGCCACCCTTGTAAGCGGTCTGCATTGCCGTCTACGAACCGTGCAATAGCCTCTCGTGCCACGGCGGTGGACTTGTTTGGGC